GCTACTCCTATGCGCCAAGGATGCTGCCGCTGAATATCAGTGATAAGCTATTGGCATCGATCAGCGGCGCCCGCTCTACTCCGGCTTCTGAGTCAGCGTGGCTGGATAGCCACCAAACGGACGCGAGTCGCATTGCCGATGCCTGGAATAAACTGTCGTAGCGGGTGTTCCCGCGGGAACATATGAGCGAGCCTAAAGCACCAATGAAACTGACCGAAGCGATGCTTATGGTAATCGCTCAGGATCTCGCGCCCGAACAACGTCGCGAGTTCAAGGTTCCGCAGCTTCCGCCCGGTGTCGTGCCGAAAGGCGGGAAATACGCGCTCGACAGTTGTGCTCCCCTCATGAACTGGTTGAACCAGGGCTCCGGCTTTTGTGGGCTCGGGTTCCCCGGCTACACGTATCTTTCCGAGCTGGCACAGCGCAGCGAGTATCGCGCAGCGACCGAGACGACGTCGAACGAGATGACGCGCGAATGGCTGCAATTTACGGGTTGCACCACTGAGGAACAGAAGGAGCTGACAGAAGCTTTCACCGAGTTCAAGGTTCGAGAGGCTTTCCGAGACTGCTCGCGAATGGATGGATTTTTCGGCCGCGGCATGCTTTACATCGGCATCAAGGGCCAGGAGACCGATGGCCGTCGAATGCTGCCGTTGCTCTATACGCCGGAGACGATCAAGAAGGGTTCGCTACAGGTGCTCAAGCCGGTCGAACCGATTTGGACGACGCCGTACTCATACAACGCGATCGACCCGACGCTCCCAGATTTCTACAAGCCGGCGATGTGGTACATGCTCAGCAAACGCGTGCATGCGTCACGTTTATTGTCGTTCATCGGCCGTCCGCTTCCGGATATGCTGAAGCCGGCGTACAACTTCAGCGGCATGTCGTTATCGCAGTTGATGGAGCCGTATGTCGTGCGATGGTTGAAGACGGTCGATAGCGTCAATCGCTTGATCGCCAACTATTCGACATCCGGCATCAAAACTAACATGCAAGCGACTCTCGAAGGGTCGCAGGATAGCGGCAGCATCACGAAGCGTGCGCAGCTATTCAATATGCTCCGCGACAATCGTGGGCTGTTGCTCCTCGACAAGGACAGCGAAGATTTCTTCCAGTTCAACACGCCGCTCAGCGCGCTCCCCGATCTCCAAGCCCAGGCCCAGGAGCACATGGCGGCGCCGTCGCATATCCCGCTGGTCAAGCTCACCGGCATCACGCCGTCGGGCCTGAACGCATCGAGCGAGGGCGAGCTGAAGGTGTGGTATGACCATATCGCTGCCGAGCAGGTCAACATTTTCAACCCGCAAATGGACATCATCCTGAAAATCATGCAGTGTCATTTGTGGGGCAAGATCAACCCGAATATAGGCTACCAGTGGGTCGAACTCGATAGCCCGACCGACAAGGAACTGTCGGAGATGCGTAAGGCCGATGCAGACGCGGATAGCGCATACCTCGATAAGGGAATCGTGGGCAAGAAAGAAGTCCGTCAACGCCTACGCAAGTCGGCCACGAGCGGCTATAGTTTCCTTACGAGTGACGAGCCCCCGGATGACGCCGAGGAGATCGTCGATAAGGAAGCGAAGCAGAACGGAGAAGGCGGTTTCGGCAAAGGTAAAGGTAAGCCTGGCGACAAACCCGGCGGTAAAGGTGGCGAGAAATGAAATTCGAATTGATGACAGCGATCCTCTGTGTGATCGGTTGGTTGCTCCACTGGCTTATGAGCTGGGGCGAAGAGTTCAAAGCGAACAAGACGACGCTCCGCGGTTACGTTGAGTCGAATCCGCCTGCGTTCTACGTCAGCGTACTCGCTACGATCGCAGCGTATTTGATCGGTCCGGATCTTCTGACCACGGTTGGAATTGACCTGCCCGATACTGGCGGCGTACGACTGCTGGGCTCATTTGCGCTCGGATATTTTGCGGATTCTGCTGTTTACAAGTTTGCGAAGCTGTCGAAGAAGTCGGAGTAATTTGTGGGCGCCGTTCTCGCGTTCATTGTTCCGGTTTGGCAGGCTATAAAACCGTACTGGAAGTACCTTGTGGGTGCCGTCGTCTTGATTGCACTGGTCTGGTTCATCCACAGTTGGTACGAAGGGAAACTCGACGCCGCGTATGCGCGCGGCGTCGATGTGACCCAGGCGGAAGACGCGGCGATAATCGCCGAGCGCGAGCGGTTGAACGCGCAAGTCGTAAGTGATTTGAAAGTTTCCGCAGCCGCGAAACAAGCTGAATTAGAGGGTAAACTCCATGCGAACGAACTTGTTGCTGACGATTTGCGTACTCAGTTGCGCGCTCATAGGGTGTGCAGCGACGAGAGAAGTGGCCGCACCGTTTCCGGAGATCCCGGACCCGCCAGCGAAAGCCATGGAACCGCCGGTGATGTCGGACCCCCTAAACCAGTTGAAGAAGACGTTGTCACGGTCGGCGACGACCTCGTCACTATCGGCGAAGCCTGTCAGTCCAACACCGACAAACTAATCTCGCTTCAGTCCTACATGACTGATCTCATGGCGAAGCTGAAACGCCTCGCCAAAAAGCCATCTCCCTAGCGGAGAATCACAAGGGGACGATCGTGCGAGCGGAACAGACGAAAGAGTTAGATCCGCAGCAAAGGCTCGTGCGCTTAATGGAGAAGCGCGAGTTCATCGGCCACGAACAGCACACGATCACGCTAAAGCATTTACGCAGGCACGTACGTCGTCTCTCGAAGTCCTTCGACATCACTCCTCCAAAGCTTAGGATCAGCGAGAATCGCGGGCTAGTTGCTGCGTACAACTACGACACAAACACGATCGAGCTTGGCAAGCAGGCGGGGAAAAACTTGTTCACTCTCGCTCACGAATTCGCGCATCATTATGTGTGGCTTCGATGCGGCGAGAAAGCTCAGGAGCACGGGCCGACTTGGGTCAGAGCGTACGCACGAGCACTGCATGTGACCCGAGTGATGCCGATCGAAGCGTTTCTGTTCGTGTGTCGAAAGTGGGGCGTTAAGTTTAGTAGGACTTGACCTACACATCTTCCGCGAGTAAAAAGTCACCACGTCGCAACCGGAGTTCGGTGAATGCCTAAAAAGATTCAAGATTCTCGAAGCCTCAAGGATTTTCGTAACCAGTTCGACAGGGAGGGGCAAGTTCGTAAACGCCTCAAAGACGCCCTCGCGGCGCTCCTCAAAAGGGGGAAAGAGGAATGGCGCAGCGAGCGCGAGCTAATCAACATGGCAGGTGTCAGCACGAAGGACATCCCTCAGTTTCGCGGTGAGTTCGCCCAACACACGGTTACTGTTCCAAGTGCGAATCGCGGAGTAGAGAAAACGATTTGGTTCGCCGACCCCAAGGTTGCCGCGCAAGTGCGCCCCCAGTTCGAGTACAAGGTCGGTAAATGAGCGCGCGTAGTCTAGAAGATTTCCGTCGCGAGCACGATCCTACGTACCGGATCGAGAATCCGAGTACGATTTTTTCGCGCGATCTCAAGAAGAATTGCAAAGTCTTCATCATCACCGCTGCGCAAAATGCAACGCCGGTGAATCCGGATTGGTGGGCGATTCTGCAAAAGATCGCGGAGCATCGGAAGGCTGAAATTCTAGTTGTTCCGATTCGATACAAGAATCCCACATCTCATTGGTCGGGCTCGCAACAAAACGCTGAGCATTGGGACGCTCTCGTTCGTCCGTATCTTTGGAACGTACGGTTGCCGCTGAACAAAAATATCGCGGTGCTCGCGGATATCAAAGTGCAGCCAACTGCTGCGTCCCCGTTGACCGGCGCCGATGCCGTCACTTCAGACATGTCGGCAGTGCTCGGTCATACCAAGGTTCAGATGAAGTCGATTCCTGTGCCAAGCAGCATCATGGCCAAGCTGACAGCTACGACGGGAGCCTGCACGGAGCCGAACTACACCGACAGCCGCGCTGGTAAGCTGGGCGAGTTCCATCATTCGTATTCAGCAGTTGTCGTTGAGCTTGACGGTGAGCGATTCAATTTACGCCATCTCCACTACAGCACGGAGAAGAAGCGCTGCATCGACTTGAATGTGATGTATACCGCGAAGAGTGTTTGGTGGGCGCCGCCTGCGGAAGCGCTAGTAATGGGGGACACACATGTCGACTATATCGATCCCAAAGTTGCCGAAGCCACTTTCGGAAAAGCTGGAATTATCGCGCAATGTGACCCGAAGCACTTGGTGTGGCACGACCTCTTGGATGGGTACAGCATCAACCCCCATCATGGAAACAATCCTTTCAACCGCGTGGCGAAACGGCGCGCATCCCGCGACAACGTATTGGAAGAGATCAAGAGAGCAGTGCATTTTGTGGTCAAGCATAGTAAGGCCCGCAAATCGGTAATCGTACCCAGCAACCACAACGACTTCCTTCTTCGATGGATCCTTGGCGCCGACTGGAAACTCGACCCGGTGAACGCAGAGTGCTATCTCACGACGGCGCTCGATATGGTTCAAGCTACGCAAATGAGTTCAAAGGGCACGGAATTCCCTGATCCGTTCGGCCTTTGGTTTCGTCGTCTCGCAGGCGACAATGCCGCTAAGATTTTGAGCCGTGACGAATCGTTTAAGCTGGCCGGCGTTGAACTCGGAATGCACGGTGATCGTGGGCCGAATGGCGCTCGCGGAAGCATCATGAATCATCGACGCCTCGGTGTGAAAACCATCATCGGGCATTCGCACACCCCCGGCATCGAAGAGGGCTGCTACCAAGTAGGCACATCGACACATTTGCGGCTCGAATACAACTCGGGCGCGAGCGGGTGGCTCAACACCCACTGCCTGTTAAATGCTGACGGGAAGCGTCAGCTAATCCATATCATCGAAGGGAAGTACCGGACATGAACGCACTGCTATCTCCGTCGACTTTATGGTCGCTCGGCGCCGCGCTGATCGCGGTGATGCTGGAATACTGCTATCGAACCTTCCCGGCTCCGTGGAGCAGCCCAGCTTATCTGGCCGTATTCATCGTAGCCCAATGCGTTATAGGATTGGCGATATACAAGATCGTCAACATGCCGGGAGTACCGCTCGTTGGCGCTTTAGTGATGTGGAGCTTCGCGACCATCTTCATGCGAATTTTAGTATCGTCCGTGTTTCTTCACGACAAGATTTCGCCGGGAACATGGTGTGCCGTTGTCCTCCTTATCGCCGCTCGCTTTGCGCAAACATATTGGAGATAGAGATGAAAATGACGTTACCTCAGACTTCCGAAGAACGTAAGAAAGTGCCTGTTTTCACCGGATACATGGCGTATTTCCCCGCAGCTATCGCAGGCGCCGCTAAGGTGTCTATGCTCGGAATGCAGCAGCACAAGTTGGCGAAGCTTGGCCACGACCGATCGAAGTCCGCGGATCATTCAGATTGCGTGCCGCGTCATATGTTCGACGCTCACGATCTCATTGCTGCGTATGAACGCGGTGAGCCTGTCGATCCTCAGAGAATTCTATTCGAGGCGTCACAAGCAATGTGGCGGGTCAGTGCGTGGTCACAAGAACTTCATGAGCGATTCGGCAACGCCCCAATGGCTCCGGCGGCGTTCATGCCACCGCAGGTTCCTCCGCCTCCCCCGGAACCTACTCACGAGATTCCCGCGTTTCTCCGTCCGCAGAAACAGATCTGAGAGGAGAGATGACCGACCAATTCAAGAAGCTGTGGGATTGCTGGATCGCTGATCGAAACCATCGCAAGCCGCATTGGAAGACTTGGATCCGGCTTTTAGGGCAGATGCCGGGGATTGCTAGCCAGCTCGAAGAAGAACGGTACTACAAAATTTACAACGACTGCATTGCAAAGGGCCAATATGTAGTTGAGCCCCGAGCGCGTGGCCGATGGGTAAAAGGACAATGGGTTATGAGGAGCATGTCATGAAGATCGCAGTTGTTGTGTTCGCTTGGAAAGGGTCGCGCCCGCTGTATACGCCGTGGCACGTGGAGAACATGGCCCGGATGATTCGGAAACACTTATCGTTGCCGCATCGATTCGTAGTCGTCACCGACGATGTCGCGCCGTATAAGGAACTCGGTATCGAGGCGATGCCTTTATGGCCGTGCCCTCGTCACGAGCAGATGAAAACCAATTGGATCAACTGCTATGTACGGCTTGGGCTATTCAATGCGGAGCTGGGCCTGCCGATCGCGGATCGCATTCTCTCAATCGATCTCGATGCGGTAGTGCGCGCTCCGATCGACGACTTCTTCGACGGGGACGATCCGCTCAAGATTCTGGCGCTCAAGTCGCGCGGATGGCTCCAAGGCGGCCTCTTTCGGGTGGATCCAGG